GCGAGTCGCGGCGCCGCTGGCCATTGAGGCGTGGTATGCGCTGCAGCTGGAGCGGGTAGCAACGGCCGTGGCCAAGCTGGTCGACGAGCTGCTGCTGCCGGTGCTCCGCGACCTGGCGGCCGAGCAACGGCAGGACGCCGACGGCGCGCCACCACCGCCCAAGCCCATCAAGATCTTCGAGGCCCTCGGCCGCTTCAAGATCCGGGTGCACAGCCTAGCGCCGCTGAGCGCAGAGGTGGTGGCCCAGGCGGCCGCGCGGGTCGAGATCTACAACGGGGCCAACGTGGCAGACGTGGCGCGCGAACTGGGTCTCGCTGTGCAGCCGCTGCAGGGGAGCGCGTACCTGCAGGCGGCCCGCGACCGCTTCGTGCGCGAAAATACGGCGCTGATCAAGGACATCCCCGAAGAGATGCGTCAACGCATCGACGACAAGGTGCGTGCCGGCGTTGAGTCGGGTAAGCGCTGGGAAACATTGGCAAAGGATATAGAGCAAGAGCAGGGTATCGGCCAACGTCGGGCCCGTCTCATCGCTCGCGACCAGGTCAATAAGTACAACGGAGCGCTGACCCAGGCCCGGCAGCAAAAGCTCGGCATCAACCACTACCGCTGGCAGGGCGTCATGGACGCGCGCGAGCGGCCCGAGCATATTGCGCTGCAAGGACGTGTGTTTAGCTGGGAGTCGCCGCCACCGCCTGGCCACCCTGGCCAGCCGATTCAGTGTCGGTGCGTGGCGATCCCGGTGGTCTCGGCCCAGGACATCGAGCAGGCCGAGGTCATGACGCCGGCCGAGTACGAGTCGGCGACCAAGGCCACACTGGCCGAGTACGGCGGTCGGGCTAAGCGCGCCTAGCTCGGCGCACTTGTCGCTCCCCGCCCACCGGCCCGACCCTGCCGGCATGAACGGAAAGCCGACCAATCCCGAGCCCCAGACCGTCTACCGCGAAGACCGGGTGACCCTGGACGCGGCCGCTGGCTTCGACCCGGTCACTGGCTTCTACCGTGGCGAGGGCACCATCGCCCGGGTCGGCGTGTTCCAGTACCGCAAAGCCGACGGCACCGTGTACGGCGAGTACGTGCCGGCGACGACCCTGGAAGACCCGACGTGGCTGGCCAGTTGCAAGATGGCACCGGTCACGCTTGGCCACCCGCCGGCGCTAGTCAAGGCCGACAACGCCAAGGACTGGGTCATCGGCCAGCTCGGCGACTCGGTCGCAGTCCGCAGTGGTCGCCAGGTCGCGCCGATGTCGATCACCCGTAAGGACGGTGTGGACCGGCTGCGGGCTGGCACCCGTGAGTTGAGCTGCGGCTACACCTGCACACTTGTGGCCCAGTCGGGCGAGTTTCAAGGTCAGCGCTACGACGCGGTGCAGGTCAATCGGAAGTGCAACCACGTCGCCCTGGTCGACCGAGCCCGGCAGGGCTCTGAAGTTCGGGTCCGTATGGACGGCGCCGAGCAAGTCGACCCCGAGACGAACCCGGCCCCGGTGGCCGACGACAGCAGGAGAAAGCCTATGCCTTCGCGCATCACCATCGGCCGAGTGACTCTGGACATCGAAGACGCCGGCCAGGCGACGGCCATCAGCGCGCACCTGGATACCCAGGACGCCACGATCAAGGCCGCCCAGGACGAGGCCAAGGCGCTCAAGACCAAGCTGGATCAGGCCGAGGGCGAGCGCGACGCCGCCAAAGCCGAGAGCCAGAAGCTCAAGACCGACAGCGCCGACGCCGACAAGAAGGCGGAGGCCCGCGTTCGCGCTCGCATCGAGCTCGAAGGCAAGGCGCAGAAGGTGCTGGGCGAGGCGTTCAAGGTCGACGCCAGCGACGACGATCTGCGCAAGGCGGTCATCCTGAAGGCTCAGCCCAAGGCCGAGCTGGAAGGCAAGAGCTCGGAGTATCTGGCCGCGCGGTTCGATGCGGTCATGGACACCGGCGTTGCCAGCCCGGTCATCCAGGCCGGCAAGACCCTGGTGACCAAGGCCGACGGCGAAGAGACCAAGGCCGACAGCACCACCTCGCGCGCCGCGGCCGTGGCGATCTCGCGGGCCCGGGCCGCCGGTATCGACCCGGCCAAGTTGGTCGCGGGCTAAGCCTCAGCGACGCCAAGGACTGTTTCGTCAACCTGACCCAGAGAGGATGCCATGCCGCAGACCACTGTTTCCAATCCTACCATCGGCTACGCCGGCATGCGCACCAAGCGCGAGCACAGCGACAAGACCGAGAGCTACCTGAACAACCTGAGCACGGCGATCAAGCTGGGCTACGGCGTGTGCATCGACGTGGCCAGCGGCAACGACTGCGTGCGTGTGCCGGCGGCCTCGACCGACCTGCCCGCCGGCCTGGTCTGGGACGATCAGAGCCTCGAAGCCGAGAACGTCGCGACGGGCTATGCCCAGAACAAGCCGGTCCCGGTGCTGCAGCGCGGCACGGGTATGGCGGTCATCGAGGAAGACGTGTCGGTCAACGACCCGGTCTACCTGCGGTACACCGACGACGGTGCCAAGAAGAAGGGCATGTTCGGCAAGACCTCGGACGGCGGCAAGAACTACCAGATCACCGGTGCCCGCTGGAAGGCCGACGGCGCGGTGGCTGACGGTTATGCCGAGTTGGAGATCTCGCTGCCGTAGTAGCGAGCTGAACTGGGTACTCGACACAGGGACAACGGGCGCTCTCGGGCGCGGGAGAAGAGAAAATGCACTTGCAGCAAGAGATGAAGCGCCTGTTGGCCACCGCTGGGATGCACCTGCGGGCGGACTCGATCCCGGCCAATCCGTTCGCCGGCCTGGCCGATCGCATCACCCGCGACGGCTGGATGGGCGTCGATGGCGCCGTGGTGTCGCGCGCCGATGCCATCGCGTTCGAGCGGCATCTGGAGCACCTGTCGACCCAGGCGCACCTGGCCGTGTACCCCGATCTGTCGGGCACCATGCTGCTGCCCCTGGCTCCCGACCAGCCGCCTCCCGGTGCGACCAGCTACGCCTGGCCGGAAGTCGAGATGCTGGTCGGCGGCTCGTCGGGCAGCGGCTACTCGGGTCTCGGCCCGGCGGTCGAGGTCAACGCGAGCAAGGAGAGCACGCCGATCGGTACGTTCACCAGCCACTACGGCTACGACATTGGCGAGCAGCAGCGTGCCAAGCTGGGCTACCCGCTGGAGAGCCTCAAGGGCGTGGCCGCTCGCCGCATCATCGAGCAGGACATCAATACGGCCATCTGGACCGGCGATACCAAGCGCGGCCTGCCGGGCGTGCTGACTGACGCCAACATCGTCAAGACCAACGTGGCCGTGGGCGCTTCGCTGAGCCGCCTGTGGGCCAACAAGGAAGCGGACGAGATCCAGACCGATGTGCAGACCGAAGTGACCGCCATCGAAGCGGCCACTAAGGGCAACAAGGCCCTGCGGCCCAACCGCTTGGCCTTGCCGTCCAGCCGCTACAGCCAGTTGGCGATGATGAAGCGCAGCAACGGCACCGACATCACCGTGCTGCAGTTCCTGCAGATGGTGCTGGCGGCCGCGACCCAGCAGACCGACTTCCAGATCACCTCGCACAGCGAGATGGAGACGGGCGCTGGCGGCGGCAGCGATGCCTGGGGCCTGCTGTACCGGTTCGACCCGATGGTCGCCGGCCGCATCATGGCGCTGCCGTTCAGCGAACTGGCGCCGCAGCAGATCGGCTTCGGCTACATCGTGCCCTGTCACGCTCAGGCCGGCGGCGTCGCGGTGTTCAAGCCGCTGGCGATGCGCATCCTCTACGGCATCTAGGTCTCAATGCGCTCGCTGCGCATCCCGTAGCTCAGCAGTCCCGAGGCAACCATGGCAGTGACGGCCGCACAGGTCAAGGCGTTTGCCCCGGCCTTTGCGGCCGTCACTGATTCTGTGGTCAATACGTGGCTGGGGTTCGCCCCAACCCACCTGTCGGCCTCCAAGCTCGGCGACGACTACGACCAGGCCGTGCTGCTGTGGACCTGTCACCAGCTCCAGAGCAGCACGGGCGGCGCGGCGGGCTCCGGCGGCTCGGTGACAAGTCGCAAGGTTGGCGACGTTGAAACCCAGTACTCGACACCCGACGTCGCTGCCGGTGCCTACCAGACCACGCAATGGGGCCGGATGCTGACGCTGCTATTGCGGGCAGCCGGCGGCGGGCCGCGGGTGCTCTGATGAGCGTCGAGCTGGACGACCGCCGACGCCTCGACGCGCTGCACGGCAAGATCCGTCACCTGCACAAACTGGAGCTGACGGTCGGCGTGCACAGCGATGCGCCGGCGCACAAGGACGACAAGGGCGAGCCGATCAACATGGCGCAGCTGGCTGCGGTCCATGAGTTCGGTACGTCGCGAATTCCCGAGCGCAGTTTCCTGCGGGCCGGGGTGGCGTCCAAGCAGACCGAGATCGGCGACCGGGCCAAGCTCGGCGTGCAGCGCCTGGTCGACGGTGAGTACGACGCTCCTGAGGTGCTGGAGTTCCTGGGCGAGTTGATCCTGGGCGACATCCGCGAGTTGCTGCAGGCCGGAGTCAAACCCGAGCTGTCGGCCACGACGATCGCCAGCCGCGACAAGAAGGCCGGGCACGGTGGCGGCGTTGCCGGCATGGCTGGGTCGCACACGCCGCTGATCGATACCGGACAGCTGATCGGCAGTCTGGCCTACAAGGTAGGCGGCGAGGGGGACAAGCGATGATCGACGTCTCCGATGTGGTAGCCGACTTGGCCGAGACCGCCGTGACCCGGCGTCGCTATGCGACCGGCTCCGCGTCCAACGGCATCTACACGGCCGGAGCTGCGACGGACACGACCGTCCAGGCCTGCCTGCAGGTGCCTGATGCCAGGACGATGCAGCTGCTTGCCGAGGGCGTGCGCAGTCGGGCCAAGTGGCTGATGCACACGACGGCCGACGTGCGGACGGGCAGCGACGGGCAGGGCGTCTTGCCGGACAAGATCATCATCGACGGCACGGCCTTTGAGCCGCTCGATGTACGCGCCTACAGCGCCCATGGTGGCTACCGGCGCTTGGTACTTGTGGAGGACGTGTAATGGCGCTGGCAACGACTGCACGGGCCGGACTGGCCACATGGTTCGCCGGCGCGCTGGGCTACCCGGTGTTCTGGGCCAACCAGGACATGCCCCGGCCGGCCAAGCCGTTCGGCCAGATACAGGTGACCGTCTCCGATGTGCCGGACGGCGTGGCCGCCAGCGCCGACGAAAAGGTCCGCAGCACGACCACGGCGGGCAAGCTGACGTCTCGCTTCTTCCGTACCCATGTGATCAGCCTGCAGGTATTCACCGACGACACGACCGGCGCCACACGCGCCGACGTGCTGCTGGGGACGGCGCTGCAGAAGCTGAACCTTGAGGCGGACCGGGCCGCACTTGTGGCCGCCGGCGTCCGCGTGCAAACCGTGGGCAGCGTGCGGGACTTGACGTCCCTGCTGCCGACCCGACCTGAGAGCCGGGCCCAGTGCGACGTGACGGTTTCGACGGTGGACACGCTGGACGAGACCGGGAACTACATCGCCGAGGTGATCGGCGAGACCACGGTGGCGCCCACTCCCAAGCGGACATTTGACGTAACGTGAGGAACACATGAGCGGAATCATCAACCTGTCTGTGGGCATCGAGTCGGCCGCCACTCCGCGGACCTCGTTTGGTATCCCGCTCATCCTCGACCACAGCAACTTCAAGGCGTCGGTCGCGGGCAATCCCGACATCCGCACGTACAGCACGCTCAGCGAGATGCGCGACGACGGCTGGAAGAGCTACCACGCGGCCTACAAGATGGCTGCGGCGCTGCTGGCTCAGCAGCCGCGGGTGGCGACGTTCAAGGTGGCCGGCGTCGTCGGCACCATCGCAACCTCGCTGGACGACATCGTAACTGAAGATCCCGACTGGTATGCGCTGCTGTCGACCAGCCGCGTCCAGGCCGACATCGAGGACATTGCTGACTGGGTCGAGGCCGCGGACAGCCGCTGCCTGTTCCTGGCGTGCACCAACGATTCCACGGCCAAGGGCGCCGGCGAGAGCGTGCTGTCGGCGCTGTTCCAGGCCACCCGGGCGCGTACCATGGCGATCTACCAGAACGCCACCGCCCAGGTCGCCCGCATCTACTTCGACAAGCTCACGGTGTCGGGCAACAGGTTCAACTGCAAGATCAATGGCACGTCGATCACCGAGGTCCACTTCGACGGCGCCATCATCACGACCCACAACGGCATGATCGGCGCCATCGCCACCGAGCTCGCTGCCACGGCGGCCATCTCGACCGCGACGCCGGGCACGACCACCGGCGCGCCGCTGGGCTCGGGCGAGTACGACTACATCGAGATCACCGCCGCGGCCCCGCTGGTCGAGCAGCTGATGACCGATGCGTACTTCACGGGCGGAGCGGCTCCGCGGCCGACCGCGCGCCAGGTCGAGACGACGGCGGCGAGCATCCCGGCCGACGCGGCGTGGTGTGGCAAGGTGCTGCCGAGCGACCCGGGCAGCGCCACCTGGGCGCACAAGACCTTGACCGGCGTACTGCCGGACACGCTGACCACGGCGCAGCGCGGCTACATCCAGACCCAGCGCGGCAACTGGTACGCCAAGGAGCTGGGCTTTTCCATCACGTTCCCCGGCACGTGTGCGGCCGAGTCCAGCCCCGGCACGCCGTACTTCGCCGACCAGATCCAGTTGGCCGACGCCATCGAGAGCGAACTGCAGACCGGCCTGATGGAAGTGCTGAACAAGGCCAAGAAGGTGCCCTACACCGACCAGGGTGTGGCGGCGCTGCTGGCCGTGTTCCAGAAGGTCGAGGATCGCTACGTGTCGTCGGGCGCGCTGGTCAAGAAGAGCTTCGATGACAGCTACACGGTGCCGACGGTGGCCAACCAGGCGCCGAGCGACGTGAGCAACCGCATCTTCCGTGGCATCAAGGCCTCGTGGCAGACGAGCGGCGGCATCCACGTGGTGGCCGACATGGCGGTCTCGCTCAAGGCGTAGTGGTTCACGGGGACTACGGGAACTGATCCGGGCCACGCCCGAGCAAGGAGACGACGATGTCGCAACAGGGCGGATACGCTGCACACCTTCTGGCAATCACGGCGGCCGGCGCGCTGCTTACTGGCACCGGCGACGGCGACTTCTTCAACGCCGAGCACGACAGCGACGAGACCGAGCCGACCGAGGGCGCGGACGGCTACATTGCCATGTCGAGCCGTCCCAAGGAGCGCCTGGGGACCATCGAGATCACGCTGGCCCAGACCAGTCTGGCCAATAACGAACTGGAGATCCTGACGGCGAGCGGCCTGCCGATCCCGATCCAGTGCTTCAACCCGCAAGGGGCCGAGTGCGCCTTCATGGGCGCGGCGATGGTCAAGAAGGCCCCAGGCGTCAAGTACGGACAGAAGGCCGGTTCGCGGGTCTGGGTGTTCACCGGCAAGCTGCGCCTGAACCGCGCCGGCTTCAGCCAGATCTAGTCCGACTAGTCCAACCACACGACAGGGGTGACGCATGTCCCGAGTACGCAAGCCGGTCGAGATCGACGGCGAGACGTTCGAGGTCGGGCAGATCGGTGGCCTGGCTGCGTACGAGGCGGCCATGGTGCTGATGCGGGTGCACGGCGAGACGCTCGGCGCCTATGGGCGCGGTGCTGGCCAAGCGGTGGCTGGTCTGGGCCTGTCGCTGGCCGAGCTGGCCACGCAGATGGCGTCTGCCGAGTACAAAGCCAAGGTGTTCCAGCCGTTGCTGGCCCAGTGCACGCACAACAACCGCAAGGTGCTGAGCCCCGAGGTTGAAGAGGAAGTCTTCGTAGGTCGACCGGGCTTGTACGCCAAGCTGCTGCACGCGGCGATTGGACACAACTGCTCGGATTTTTTGCCGGACTTCGCCGCCTCGTCCGACGTGGTGCAGCTGGCGAGCAGCGAAGTCGCCAAGAACCTGATCCGCACCCAGGGCGCCGCGGCGCCGGCCGCTGGTATTTCTGGCGTCCAGTCGTCCGAAAGTTAGCGAGCGGACTGTACGAGGTCGAGGAACTCTGGAGTCTGGACGACCTGGTCGAGGCCCACGAGATCTGCGACGAGATGGACGAGGCGGAGGAACAGGCCCGTCGAGACGCGCAGCGGGGTTAGGCAATGGACGGCGAGGTCATCCGAAAGCTGCTGATCGGAGTGGGCTTCAAGGTCGACGACAAGCCGCTTGACCAGGCTGAGAAACGCACCGAGCGAACCAAGCACCATGCGGACGGCCTTGAAAAGGCGTTCATGCGTGCGGCCGCGGCGATTGCGGCGTTCGGTGCGGCGAGCAAGTCGATCGAGGCGATCAAGGCCAACCTGGACCTTGAAAAGCAGCTGGGCAAGATCCAGACGCTCGTGCCCGACAACATCGCCCAGGTGCAGAACTACCGCGATGAATTGCTGGACATGAGCCAGCGCACGGGCCGCAGCCTCAAGGACCTGGCCGGCGCAACCTACGAGGTTGGCTCGGCATTCGGCGTCACGGCCGACACGATCAAGCTGACGGAGATCTCGTCCAAAGCGGCAACGGCGGCGGGAGCGGAGACGACCGAGGCGGTCAACCTGCTCAGCGCGGTCACGCTGGCCTACGGCGACACGTCGGTCAAGGCGGCCCAGAACGTGGCCGACCTGGCTGCGATGGCGGCCAACATCGGCAAGACGAGCCTGCCTGAGATGGCGGCCAAGATCGGCGAGGTGACCGGCGCGAGCGTGCAACTCGGGGTCAAGCAGCAAGAGCTGTTCGCCATTATCGGCACGGCCGCCGGCGTCACCGGCACCACGGCCATGATGATGACGCAGCTCAAGGCGACGATGACCAACCTGGCCGCGCCGACCAAAGACCTGCAGAGGGCCTACAAGAAGCTCGGCATCACCAACATCGAGACCGAGGTGGCGCAGCGCGGCCTCGTGCCCACGCTACAGAAAATCATCGCCACCACCGACGGCTCGGTCAAAGCGACGGCCAAGCTCTTTTCGAGCGACGAGGCACGGGCGCTGATTCTGCCCCTGGTGACCAAGCTCAACGGCCGCTACGCCGAGACGCTCAAGCAGCTGACTCATGCCCAGGGCTCGGCCCAGCAGGCCTACGACGCCTCGACCAAGGGCCTAGCGCAGAACGCCCACGCGGCCGAGCTGGCAGAAGCCAAGTTCGATGCGATGCAGGTGCAGGTCGGCCAGAAGCTGGCGCCGGCGTACCTGCAACTGCTGGGACTAACTAGCGATCTGACCGAAGCACTGCTCGGGGAAGACGTGGCGCAGCAAGGCGTCATCGATCGCTTCAAAGACCACTTGGAGACGCTGCGAGCCTTCAAGGAGGTAGTGCTTCAGACACTGAAGATTCTTTCGATTCCTTTGATTACGGTGCTCAAGGTTGTTGACCAGGTCATGCTGGCCATGAAAGCCGTAAAAACCTTCAAGGACGACCCAACGTTTGATAATGCCCTAGGCATCACAGATCACCTCGGAATGGCCGCGCTGCACGGATCCCCGATTGGCCTGGTGCTCGAAACCGTGAATCAGACGTATGGCCTGGAAGGTGCTGTGCCCGGCTACGACAGCCGCGGCATGGGCGGCGCTTTCCGCGACATGGGCGTGCGCGAGGCCAACAAGGGCGTGACCAACACGCTCGGCTGGTACCGAGACCAGGCAGCCAGCATCACCGCCCACTTTGGCGACATCAAGATCGCCTTGCCCGCCGGCACGACCGAAGAGCAGGGCACCAAGGTGGTCGATGTGGTGCGCAGCGAGATGGCCAAGGGCTTGCGGCGCATGGCCGAAACGCACAAGGGGCCAAAGGCCAAGGGGGCAAGCGAATGGCAGTAGCGAGCCTACAGGTCCGATTTGGCACGGCCGGCGATGAGGTCATCGAGGCCGATTGCGTCGTCTCGGCCGAGGTGCACGGCGAGTGCGAGACCAGTGACTACCCCGCCGAGGATGGTAGCCAACTGACGGACAACGTGACCAAGAAGTCGCGCGGGGCCAGCTTTACCGTCAAGTTCACGCCGAACCCGGACCGGGCGGGCGTGCTGCCGAGCGGCCCGACCCGGCCGGAGGTGGCCCGTCGGCGGCTGCTCAAGGCGGCCTACGACGCGGAGATCTGCTGGGTGGTCTGGGACGGTGGGGCTTACTACCCGGCGGTCCTGACCAGCGTGAGCGCGCCGCGCGACGCCAATACCAATGGCCGCACGGTGCAGATCGAGGTACGCGAACTGCAGATCGCCGAGTCTTCGGTGGTCAAGGTGCCCAAGTCGCGAATGGCTGCGGGCGTGCGGCACAAGGGCAAGCTCAAGGACTTGGGCGCGCTGCTGACGGTCGCTGACCAGATCGCGACCCAGGGCGCCTTTCCGGCGCTGGTCGTGGCCAAGGCGTTTGGCCTGCCGGTCATCCTGCCCTAACCGAAGTGGTGACCTATGGCCGTTGTCCGCCTAGACCTGCGCCCCGATCCCGACGCCGAGCCGTTTGAGCAGCTCGTGGTGTTGGACGGTCTAGCCGTGCGCCTGGCGTTCCGGTGGAACGACCGGGCCCAGCGCTGGGTCATGTCGATTGCGGCCGACGACGGCACCATGCTCTCGGGCTCGATTGCGGTCTGCAACAACTGGGACCTGCTAGCGCCGCACCGCCACGACCCGCGCGTGCCGCCGGGCGTGCTGCTGGCCTGGGCCCAGACCGATCCGAACCGCGACGCCGGAAAAGACGAGCTGGGCGGTCGGGTGGGCCTCTACTATTCCGAGGCGGCGTGAGCCAGTTATTCCGCCGGGTATGCCGCCTGACGGTGGGCGCGCTGCAGTTCACTGAACTGCGGATGTCGTTTCACGTGACGCTGTCGGTGCAGAGCAAGCCCAACACGGCTGAGATCGTGGTATTCGGCCTATCGGAGCAAAGCCGTGCCGCTGTGACGCAGAAGGGCACCGAGGTGCGCCTGGTCGCCGGCTACGAGGAAACGGCGGCGCTGGTGTTCGCTGGCCAGGTGCTTCACGCCAGCAGCCAGCGCCAGGCCGGCGGGTGGGTCACCACCTTGGAGTGCAGGGACGGCGATCCGCAGTGGCAGTCGCGCATGCGCTCCGTGCTCCAAAAGTCGACGCCGCACCGCGACGTGCTCAAGACCGTGGCCGCGGCGATGGGCTTGCAGGTCTCGCCGTCGCAGTTGGCGCTGGTTGAGGGGCAGACGGCGGGGCCAGTGACGCTCTACGGCTTTGCCCATGATGAGATGGACATCTTGTGTCGCTCGCTCGGTCTGGAGTGGTCGATGCAGGCGGGCCGGCTGCTGTTGCTCAAAGCCGACACGGCGACCGCTGAGACGGCGGTCTACCTGTCGCCGGAGAGCGGCCTGCAGGGGGCGCCGGAGTGCACGGCCGACGAGGCCGGCAACTTCAAAGACGTCAAGAAGAAGAAGAAAACGCACCGCACGATCAAGCTGCAGTCGCGGCTGCAGCCCTTGCTCAAGCCGGGCCGTCTGGTCGAGTTGAAGTCGCAAACCTTGTCGGGCCTGCTGCGGTGCTCCAAGGTGGAGCTTGTCGGCGATACGCACGGCAGCGACTGGAACAGCAACTGCGAGTGCCTTGAGGTCTGATGGAACTGGCTACGCCCGAAGAGCTGATGGGCGAGGTCCTGCGGGGTCTGGCGCTTTCGATGTGGACGGCGCTGCCCGGCCGGGTGGTGGCCTACGACAAAGATACCCAGCGGGTGCAGGTGCAACCGGTGCCGGACGATGTGGACGGCGAGCTGCCGGTGCTGGCGGGCGTGCCGGTGGTGTTTCCCTGTGGCAACGGCGCCGCTGTGGTCTGGCCGCTCAGTAAGGGCGACACGGGCCTGCTGGTGTTCTGCAGCCGCAGCATCGCGCGCTGGCTGGCCAACGGCACTGAGGGAGATCCGCAGAGCGAGCGCCACCACCACCTGGGCGATGCGGTGTTTGTGCCGGGCCTGGACTACCGGGCTATGGCCGACGTGCAAGACGGCAAGCTCGAGCTCCGTGAACCGACCGGCGGCCAGGTGCTGCTGGGCAAGGGCGCCACGACGCCGGCGGCAAGGCAGGGCGATGCGGTGCAAGTCAGCAATGCCGCATGGATTGCTTGGTTCAGCGCCATTGGCACGGTGCTTAGCACGCCGCCGCCGGTGGACCCGAGCTTTGGCACCATCACCGGCGGCAGCGCTACGGTCATGGTGAAATAGATGGCGATCTACCGCGACATGGCGCTGGACGCTGCCGGCGACCTGGACCTGAGCGACGGGCGCAGCTTTGCCTGGGTAGCCGATGCGCCGGCGATTGCCCAGCACGCCAAGTTCCGGCTGCAGCAGGTCAAGGGCGAGTGGGTTCTGAACCTGGACGCGGGCCTCGACTGGTTCGGCCAGGTGCTGGGTCTGGGCATCAGCGACAGCCAGGTCGAGGCCGAGGTGCGGCGGGTGCTAGCGGCGACGCCGGGCGTGGCCTCGGTGTCGTCGGTCGCCGTCGTGCGCGGGCCCGAGGCACGCGCCATCTCGGTGACAGTGCAGGGAACAACGGACCTGGGGCAGCTTTTCGACACGACGATCAAGGTGGGGTAGGCGATGGCCGGACCGACGATGACAGCTGCCGGCCTGCAGATCCAGGACCTGGCGACCATCCGCAGCGAGCTGGCCGATGCGGTGCGGACCAAGACGGGCATCCAGACGCTGCTGGCCGACGACGACGGCTCGCCGCTCGGGCAACTGCTGGGCGTGCTGGCCGAGCGCGAGACGCTGATCCAAGAGCTGATCCAGGATCTGTACCTGGCGCAGTTCGTGGTGTCGGCGACCGGCGCGGCCCTTGACCAGGCCGTGGCCCGCAACGGTATCACCCGCAACCCGGCAACGCGGACGACGGTATCGATCCTGGTGAGCAATCCGATCGGCGGCGGTGGCCTCTTGACGGTGCCCGCCGGCGCCATCGTCGAGATGAGCACGGGCGACCGCTTTGGGGCGGTGCTGGGCGGCGACGTGGCCGACGGTGCGACGGTGGCGATGGACTTCTTGGCCATTGAGGCCGGGGCCACGGTGGTGCCGGTAGGCAGCGCCTGGGAGTGGGTCACGTCGTTCGTAGGTTCGAGTGAGTTGACGCTGGCCAACGCGGCGGCGGGCGACACGGGCGCCGACGAAGAGACCGATCCCGACTTGCGGATCCGGTACTTTCAGGCCCTTGCCCAGCCCGGCGCAGGCACGCCCGCCGCGGTGGTGGCCAAGGTGCTGGCGCTGTCGACTGTGCAGCAGGCCCGCGGCTACGAAAACACGAGCGACAGCACGGGCATATCGTCGCCCGAGACGATTGCGACCTTGCCGCCACATAGCCTGCTTGTGGTCGTGCGCGGCACGGCGACGGACTTGGAGATCGGCACACGCATCTTGCTGGCCAAGCCGGCGGGGATTGCGACGCACGGCAACACGTCGGTGTCGGTGGTCGACGACGAGGGTATCACTCACGTGGTCAAGTTCCAGGCAGCGAGCGCAAAGGTGTGCACGCTGGCGCTGACGGTGACGGGATCGAACGCGGTCTACGCTGCGGCGGTCAAGGCGGCCTGCATTGCGGTGGTTGAGGCGCTGGGCCTGGGCGCCGATGTGGTGCACGTGCGGCTTGTGGCGGCGGTGCTTGGCGCTGCGGTCGGGGCGACGGCGGTGTCGGGCACGCTGAACGCCGTGGCCCTGTCGCTGTCGGGCGCGTTGGCGGTGAACTACGACGAGTACGCTACGCTAGTCGCTGGCGGAATCTCGATTGTGTGGGCCTAGATGAGCACACCGATCACCGACCACACCGCGCAGGCGGCCCAGCTGGTGTCCTGGCAACTGCAGGACAAGACCAACTTTTTGGCCTTGCTGGCGACGGCGACAGACCGGGTGCAGCTGCTGGAAGACCTGCTGCAGTACTTGGCCGCGCACCGCGACGTGGCGACGGCTGAGGGCGTGACCCTGGACAGCGTTGGCCAGGAACTCGGCCAGGACCGCTACGGCGGCCCCTACGGCATGGGCGAGGCGGACGCGGTCTACCGGCAGAAGGTGCTGGCGCGAATCCTCTGCAACGTCTCGTGCGCGTCGCTGCCGGACCTGGCGGCGGTAGTGCGGGGCCTACTCGGGGCCAACGTGCTGGTGGTGTCGGTGGCTGACTTGCCGCCGGCGTCGTTCGTGCTGGGCGTCGGCGTGACGACGGGGCTGAGCGCGGCCGAGACGGCTGGCCTGATCGAGATGGTGAACGCGGCCCGGGCGGCCGGCGTGGGCGTGGGCCTGTGCTGGTACACCGACCCGGTCTTTGGTTTTGCTGAAGATACCGACCCGCTTGTGGCCGGGTTCGACGATGGCACGGGCACCGTGGGCGGGGCCTTTGCAACCTACTTCTATCCGTGAGGTGAGCGATGCCGCTCCGTGGAATTCATGCGCGTCCTGAGGACTTCGCCGTCAACGGCATCGAGGACGGACAGTTCGCGATTGCCGCGACCAATGGCGTTGAGACGGCCGAGCCGAGCACGACGCACCGCAAGACCGGCTTTGTGGCGGCGGAAAAGCCCAGCTACAAGGAGGTCAACTGGCAGTGGCAGCTCATGCACAAGTGGCTGCGGCGGGCCCGGGCCGTCGGCTTTTTCGTGCCGAGCTACCAGGTGCTGATCAACATCACGGCGACCGGTGCGGTGGGATTCGTCCGCACCTACACCCTTGGTGGCCAGACGGTTTCGGTGACCACGATGCTGGGCGATACGGTCGACACGATCGCCGAGCGCCTGGCTGAGGGCATGGTCAACAATGCCGAGTGGCGCGGCCGCTTCGACGTGCTCTACTACAGCGACCATGTTACGATTTTGAGTCGCACCCCGGCCCAGGACGATCCGATCACGGTGGTCGACGTCAACGCCACGGTGGTCGAGTCGGTCAAGGCGCCGTACCAGGTGCGCCTGTCCGACGACGACATGCAGTCTGGCCGGGTCGGCAACCTCGACTTCGTGTTCGGCTCGCTGTCCAAGGATGCCCAGGGCGCCACGGACTACGACGCCCGCTTCTTCTTCGACAAGGCCAAGCGGGCGTTCCGGGCTGGCTTGTGCACGTCGGTCGCGTGGGACCAGGCGTCGCTGGGTCTGTGCTCGGTGGCGATGGGCAGCGAGTGCGAGGCGTCGGGAGACTTTTCGATTGCCATTGGCGGCAGCTGCTCGGCGCTCGGCGACTACTCGGTCGCGCTGGGTGGTGGCGCGTCGGCGTCGCAGGTCAATGCGGTAGCGATTGGCGTGGCCGAGGCGGACGGTCAGGATGCGCTGGCGCTCGGCCAGGCCGCGGCGATCGGCGTGTCGGCGGTGGCGATTGGCGGCGGCAACCTGGACAAGGCCGAGGCGACGGCCGACAACGCGGTCGCGGTGGGCGCCGGCGCGCAGGCCTCGGCGGCGCGAGCGATCGCGGTGGGCAAGGGCGCGCTGGCCTCGGATACGGACGCGCTGGCGATCGGCACGGGCGTGGAGTCGGACGCCGAGGGCGCTCTGGCGACGGGCAAGGGCTACCCCGGCAGCAACGGCCGGGTATTCGCCAACGGCAAGGGTGCGCGGGCGCACGGCTGCCCGGACAACGCGGCCGGCCATGATGTGGTAGCCGACGGCATCAACGCCGTGGCCGAGGGCGACGGCAGCGTGGCCACGCCCAACCGCTCGCGGGCCCTGGGCGTTTGGGCGGTGCCGACGATGCAGGGCGAGTGGGCCCACGCCGGCAACCAGATCGGCGCGCTCGGCGCCGGCCACGTGCAGACCCAATATGGCACTATCCATGTAATGGCCGAGACCGTCGGCGCGGTGACGGTGGACCTGACGGACATGTCGGCCGCGGTCGCCTGGACGCCCGCCGACAACTGCGTCTACCAGGTCCGCGTGCAAGCCGTGGCCAAGCGCGCCGCCTCGGCCGACGTCGAGTCGTGGGAGTTCTGGTTGGCGCTCAAGAAAATCGGCGGGGCGATCACGTTTGCGGGGGCCGGCGTCAACAAGATCGCAGAGCAGTTGATCCAGGGCGGCACGGTCACGACGGATAAGGCGGTAGCGTTGGGCCAGTTGTGGGGATCCGCTGCGAACCTCAAGTTCAACGACGATGGCGCCGGGTCGTTCCAGCTGATCGCTATTGGCGTTGCGGGCCAAACGTGGCACTGGGCAGCGCGGATCGAATATGTCCGCGTCGGCACGTTCTAGTTCACGCAGGCAGGGAATCCATCGACATTTGGAGAGTATTTGCAGTTTTTTCCGCCAGCACAGTACTTTGATGCTTGGCAGTCGGCATCGGACGTTGGCCCGCAGCGCTGCCCAACATGACTCGCATCTGCCGCCGAAACTACATGACATGCTCCACCAATAGCACACGAATCCCAGCAATCCGCATCGCACTGCGGTTGCCCAGGCGTGGTCTTCTTGGCCTTGAGCTGCGCCACGGACTTGCAGGCAAAGGCGTCCTGGTCGCACAGCAGCCCCTCGGCACAGTCGAGATCGGAGCTGCAGGCCGCGCAGGCATGGGCGGTGCCGCGCTGTAGGCCGGTCTCGGTGGTGCAGGCGGCCAGGGCTAGGGCGACCATGAGGGCGGATAGGTAGGTCGGGGTGGGCATGGTGGGCTCCGAGGGTTGTTGCGGCGATCTTCGCGCAGCCGGCCCGCGGTGTCTACTATTCAAAAGTTGCTGGGCATTGCAGTAGTTATGGCGTCACGAAAAATCTTTTGCTTCATGTCGCTTTTCTGCTTGACTAGGTGGCATATGCCCGCTAGCATTCAACTCAGGCCAGGGCAATCCCGCCCGGCCGAAACGGAGCAAGAACTGGATGGACTGCTGCTGGGTCATCCGCGCCTAGTCACCATCTACGGCGAGCCGCGGCGCCAGCCCCGCGGCGGAGGCCAGCGTGAGCTACGAAACAGAGGCGCACCGCGCCGATGCGATGCGCCAGACGGCCATTGATCCTGAGATCGGCGAGTACTGGCATGGGTACCGCATCGGAATCGTCGACAGCCGCGGCTGCCCAGATGGCCGGCCGGAGATGCTGGCCGCCGTGGCGCCGCTGAGGTCGGGCGATGTCGACCGATTGCGGGCAGCTCGGGCCGATGGCTACGTCGACGGCTTGCTGTGGGCCGAGCGAGGCCGACGCAGTGGCCTGGTGCGTCTGGCGATTCGGCGGAGCGGCCTGTCGGCGCGGCACTGGGCAGAGCGGGAGCTAGTGCGCGACGAGCGGACGGTGCGTCGGTGGGTGTCGGGCGAGGTCGCGATTCCCGACGTAGCGCTGCGGCGGATCGATGTTCTGCTGAATGGTCGGAACGACTAGCCCTAAAAAGCCAACGGGCCCGCCACCGTGAAGTAGCGAGCCCGTCAGGCCGGGGAGCAATGGCGCCGTCAGCATAACCAGACGGCGGTCGAGCGTAGGTGGCGCGTCAGTAGGCGCGACCCTAGCACAGGCGACTTCGGCGTAAAGCGGCGCAGTTCGGCCACGGTACTAGGCCAGTCCGAGCTGTGGCGACCGGTCGAGGTGACGGCGCCGATCACTAGCGCGCCGCGCAAGCCGTGGTCGCCCAGGGTCACGGTGGCGTCGTCCGGTTCGGCGGTCGGCGTGGCCAGCTCGGCTGGCGGGGCGACGTACAAGGCTACCACTGGCAGCGCCGGCGAAGCATCTGCTTGGGCTTGGGTCACGGTCGGGCATGGCGGCGCCGTCGGCGCATCGTGCGGGCGGCAGGCACAGAGGCCAACCGTCACCGCGAACAAACACAACATCAAGGTCTTGAGCATCGGTACCTCCAGTGCGAGTCGCACGTCAGGCGTCTAGTACCGCCCAGGCGCTGCCGCCTCACCAGTGAGCACGGGCACCGGGGCCGATCCTCGCGCCAAGGAGGCTCCATGCCCGTTACCACTACCCGTCGCCTCAGCCAGAACAAGACCTACGCGGTCGTCCGCTCTGGTGGCGGCAGCGCCACCGTCGCCAAGACCACCGGCCAACGGCGCCTACCCGCCAGCACCCAGACCGGCAGCGCCACCTACGCCGCCGACGGCCAGGCGCAGATCCTCGAAGCCGGCAACTACGACGTGACCGACGGCGCTATGTACCCGGTCGGCCCGCAGCCGCAGAGCATCGTCGATGCCGCGACCGCCGCCGCTCGCCGTGTCCTAGCCGCCGTGGACGCCGACAACGGCGCGCCCAGCCTCGTGACCCACGGCAAGGCGCTCTACAACGCACGTCGAATCAATATATTCGCCAAGATCGCCGCCAATACCGCGACGTTGTCGGTGTACCTGTACTCGGCCACGGCCGGCCAATGGTTCCAGACGTCTTATGCGCTCGGTCTCGATGCGACAGCTGACGATGGCCGAAGCTTAGTGCTGGCGCTGGACGTAAGTGGTGGCGAACGGGTGTATCTGCGCACGATCAACACGCTCGGCGCGATCGACGCCTGGATTGACCTGCTCGAAGACTAGAATGGAGCAGCCATGAACAACAAATTCATGCAGGCCGTGTCGCTCGTAATAGCCTTCGTGGTGGCCCTGGGCGGCGCCGGCGGGACCATCGCCGTGGTCTCGCACTACGTCAGTTCGCTCGAAACTAAGGTTGCCTCGGTCGAGGGGACCATCGCCGTGGTGGCCGCCAAGCAAGACGTGGCCGCGGCCGACTTGCACGAGATCAAGGCCCAACTCGACACCATCGCCCCGCGCTCAGTCCCGGGCCGCGCCGTGGGCCAGGCCATACCGCCCGCGCTGCCCGCCGCTCCCCTCGCCCCTGTGGCTACCACGGGGCGAGCGGCGGCCGACCCCAACGACAACGTTGCGACCTGGCCGGCGCGGTACCTGGCCGACCATTGCCGGCGGTGCCCCAGCTGCTGCGTGACTGCGGCCACGGGGGTGCCGTGAAGGGTGCGGCGCTCGGCGCGGTCCTAGCCGTGCTGGCGATGCTGGCGCTGCGGGGATTCCTGCAGACTATGGGAGGTGTCCATTGAGCCCACAAGACCTGTTGAATGCAGCGTTTGCCAACCTGCAGCGCGACGTGCGCGCCCACTACGGCATGGGGACCGAGAACGACGCGAGCTTTGACTGCTCGGCCTGGATCTGGGATTGCGTCGGCGACAAGAAGCACGACCGCAACACGGACTGGATCTTGGCCGACGCCACGGGCAAGCAAACCAAGTTCAAGGTGCTTGCCGCGCCGCTGCCCGGCTGCGTCGCGGTCTACGGTACCAAGTGGCTCAAGGGCGGCAAACGCAAGGCCGGCCACGTGGGCATCGTCGTGGATGTGGCCCGAATGCTGGTGCTCGACTGCAGCGATTCGCAAGACGGCCCGGCCTGCCACGTGCAAGAGGTGCTGTTCAATGGGACCAAGGACGGGCGCAAGCCGGTATTCTGTCAGTTCGTGGGGTAGCTATGCACGCCTGGACCCGAGACACCATCGTTCGCCTGCCCCGTTCAGACGCCGTGGCGGCGTGGCTGCTGATTGCCACGCTGGCCCTACTGGCCGCAATGTGCAGCGGCTGCGGCTGTACCACCTACTACCGCTGGGACGGCAGTTCGGGCCCGGGCGCTCGGCCGTACTACGCGGTCGAGGTCTGCAAGAACAAGCCGGCTCGAGTCAAGTGCGACTCGGCCGAGAAACTCCCCAACGACGACTGCAAATAGGAGGCGCCATGCCCGCCAAGACCGTGACCCAGAGCCGTACCAACCGAACGATCGTCGCCATCGTGGCCGTCGTCCTGACCAAGGAGTTCAGCAAGTACCTGCCGGCCGACGTGGCGGGCCAGGTCGCCGCCGTGCTGAGCGACGAAGTCGTCAGCACCGTGGTCGCGGGGCTCGGCGGTCTCGCCGTCTACTTCCGCCAGGCCGCCAACCCCAAGCCCATCGACCAGCAAGCGGTGGTGACCCCGCGCCCAAAGTAGCAACACTTGCCGCGCCATGGCCTTGAGCCATGCTGCACCCGTACCCGCCCTACCCGTACCACAGGAGACAGCCATGAGTGTGACCGCCAAAGATATCAAGAACGCCGGTGACGGCTCGACCGCGGCGGCTCAACGCGTGGCCGATGCGATCAACGCCGGCAGCAACCCCAGCTACGCCGCCGTCGGCGACATCACCAACATGGCCGCCGGCGACACCAAGGCCGCCGGCACCTCGGCCACGGCGGCCCGGGGCGACCACAAGCACGGTGCGCCGGCCAATGCGACCGGTAGTGTCGCCGGCATGATGAGTGCGGCCGACAAGACCAAGCTCGATGCCATTGAGGCCGCGGCCGACGTGACAGACCTCGCCAACGTGTCGAGCGCCCTGGGCACGACGGCGGCCACGGCCGTGACCGATACCGGCGCCGGCGCGGGCAACGACGGCAAGCTGATCAAGTTGGACGCTTCGGGCAAGCTGAACGGCCGCGACGTGGGCGCCGACGGCACCCGCCTGGATAACACCGTCTTGCCGGTGATCAAAGAGATCCCGTCGGTCACCCAGACCGCCGGGTCGACCCAGAGCGGCGTCATCCCGTGGCGCGCCCCGTGCGCCGGTACCGTGGTCGGTGCGTACATCACGCCCACCGCCCCGCCGACTGTGGCGCCGGCGGCCAACCCGGATGACCTGGTGGTAGCGGTGTACAAGTCGGGCGGTGGCACCGTCGCCACCAAAACCTACAACGACGTGACCACTTTGCCGGCGGCCGGCGTGTTCGACTCGCTCGGCGCGCTTGATGCCACGCACAAGGTGCTGGCGGCCGGCGATACGCTGGGCTACTCGTGCGCGGCCGCCAATCTCTGCGACCTGGCCGGCTTCGCGTTCCACATCGACTTCCAGCCCGCCAGCGCCTAGTCGCTCCCTCGCTCCAGGGCCCCACGGGCCTCGGGTCAAGTCGGCTCGGGGCCCGTGGTGTTTTTGGCCCGCAGCTCCGCCAGTTCCTTGCGCAGTGCCGCGACATCATCGATTAGGGCCTGCCGCGCCTCGTTGAGTGCGCCGATCGTCCGGTCGTCTTTGAGCTTGATGTGCTGGGCGCGTAGTAGGTCGTGCTGGGCCTGGTCAAACATCTTCCCCATGACCGAGCAGCCGCGGCAGTCCTTGTCGTCGCCGTCGCCGTCGTCTTCGTGGTACGACTCCCAAGCCAGGTGCAGCCACCTCGGAACGTCGGCCTCGGCCATGCCGTCGGGAACGAACGTGTGAAACTCGACCTGGCCGTCGTCGCATGGGTCGACCACGAGCACAATGGCAACGGACGTCGGCACGCTCGCTAGGTGCTGCATGGCCCCGGACAAGGTATCCATGTTCACGTTGTTTCGGTCCATTTTGTTACCTCGATTATCAGACGTCTTTGTGCCATGGCAACGAAGCAATGGCCCCACCTCGCTCGGTCCAAGCATCGGTACTTCGTCAGACCGCGCCACGGCACCACGTCACCTGGGCGTAGGTCGTCCAGCAGGTGCAGCCCCTCGCCGATCACAGCCCGTCCAGAACCGCAGCCACAGCCGCAGCGGCTTTGCGCAAGCTCTTGTTGTAGCTCGCGAATGGAATGCCTTGAATCACGGCGAACACGCGCCAGTTCTTGCCGTTCCAGTCGGCCTTCACCTCAGAACAGGCAGCCTGCAATCGCTTCAAGTCGTTCATTCAGCCACCACTTGGCGACGCCGCTGCTCGAACGGCAGCGCCATCGCAAGGTCTTGGAGCGCACGCAGCCGGGCCTGGGCATGGTGCTCGATCTGCCGGGCTCGCTCGGTCGACACGTCGAGCATGCCGGCGACCTGGTCTAGGCTGAGCTCGAGCGGCTGGGCCCGGTCGGCCACGTCCATCGCGCAGGTGTCGGCCATGTCTTCGAGCGCCACCGGGCTGAGCTTGATGCGGCCAGACGGCGTGACATCGAGCCCCAGGTGGTAGCGACATCCGTACCACGGGCATGGCCGCTGGCCGCCGCGGCACTCGGAGCGGTCGCGCGGCCGCAGGCGCTGCAGCAGCTCGGCCTCGTCGGATGGGATGATCGAGTCATCTTTGGCCGGCTTGGCGGAGCGGCGTTTCTCGCGGCGGCCCGTGCCGCGGCAGGCGGCAACCACGGCCTGGGTAGACGCACATCCGGGCCGGCGGTCGTAGCGGCCGAGCTGCACGGGTACGCCGCCGGCGGGTGTCCAGGTCTCGGCGTACGTCCAGCGCGGGCCCATAATGTGCCGCGTCACTACGACCACGCCGCAATGGCCACAGGTCCAGTTGCGCGAGCCGTCGGCCGCGGTCTGGGTCAGGTCAAGCAGCGTCCAGGTGTGGCGGGGAGGCATGGGCACGTCCAGATCAGTGACGTCTGATAATAGGTCTTATGTCAACTTTGTGGGTGACAGTGCAGGGCGACCGGCCGGAGCAAGTCCTTGATCACGACCATGTACCTCAAGGTCTGGTCGTGCAGGCACTGCGCACAGTCGCGGCTGTGGTGCAGGATCCCGGCGTCGAGGTTCTGTTCTTGGTGCGGGCACCGGGCGTGCAAGTACCAGCGCGCCATCTCGTCCACGTACGGATGATCCTGGCCGTCTTCCTCGAACATCCAAGCGATTGGATTGTCTTCGGACTCCTTGAGCTTCTTTGCCTTATTCGCCATCGTCGCTCCTTATGCCACCCTTGACCGACCGGCCAAGTCCCGAGCCCGTTGCCACCGCGCCACCGCCGCCAGCCCCGAGCCATCCCGACGCCGAAACGCCGGGATGCTCAGGGTCCGCTGCAGCTCGTGCCAGGCCCGTGCGCAGGCTGCCTCTTGCTCCGTCCGCTCACCGCGCTTCATGCCGAACTCCCTGTGGTAGACCGGATACTGGCACGGTCCGCGGTTATCGTCAACTGCTTTGCGATTTAGATTTTCCCAGACTCAACCATGCGATAACACACGCCGGGTACCGACGTGCCCAGCGTGTGGGCGGTCGCCAGAACCTGGTCAACCTCGCCGCGCTGCACGGCGGCAACGGCCTCGGCTAGGAACGCCGACGAGCGGTCCGCGTCGCAAACGTCCAGGCGATCGACCAGCACCATGCTGCCACCACCGGCGCCGGCCAACGCCAGGGCCAAGCCCGCACCGAACAGCGCTTGTTCGCTGTCGCTCAGGCACTCGACCGGCAGCCATGTGCCGGCGCGGCGGATGCCTAGCACCGCTTCTTCGCCGACCTCGAAGCGTCCGCCCATCAGGCGCACGAACGGCCCCATCGCCGATTCGACCGGGGCCATGGCGCGGCGCAGCACGTCGTCGCGCGCCTCGCTCAGGCTTTCCTCGATCCGCTTGAGCACGGCCACGCGCTCTTGCGCCTGCAGCGCTTGCTCGGCCAAGCGCACCTCGGCCTGGCGGACGCCCTGGCGCTGGGCCATCTGCTCGACCTCTGCCTGCAACTCGCGCACGGTCGACGCCAGCCCTTCCAGGTCGCAGGTGAACTCGCCGGCGGGCAGCTTGACCGTCAGCTCGTCCAACTGCCGCTGCAGTTCGGTCTGGCGCTCTTGCAGCTGGAACCGCTGGCGCTCGGCCGCCTGGGCCTGGGCCTTGGCCTGTTCGACGCCAGCGTTGTGCAGGCGCGCCTTGGCCAGGTCCGATTGCCAATCCGAAACCGTGCGCTCCTTGCTGCACTCGTTGCTTGTACGGGTCTCATCACCGCCGGCCTGTACCTGGGAGCGCATGGCCTTTTCCAGCCGCTCCCGCGCCGGAGTCAGCGCTACGAAGCCCTGGGCCTGCAGCCCTTGGTCCAGGGCCTGCAGCGCCTGGCTCACGGCATCGAGGTCGCCTTGCACCACCGCGGCGTGCGCCAGCGTCAAACGCACGAGCACCCCGGCATTGGTCTGCAGCATCCCATCGATGGCGCGGGTCTGGCGATCGACCTCTTGCTTGGCCGCCGTGTGCGCTTGGACTGCCGCCTGCATCCGCCGCTCGCGCTCGGTGGCATCGCGTAGACCTTTCTCGTACGAGCCTACGTCTTGCAGTACTCCGGCTGCAGCGACACTTTCGACACCGGCCAGTTGGGCCTGCACGCCAGAGAGTTGCTCTTCCAGGCTCGATACACGCTGGAAGTTGGCCACGCACTGGCGGGCGGACCGCTCGGCTTGCTGGGCGAGATCCAGCTCGCCACGGGCCACGTCCAGCGACTCGAAGCGCCCACGAGTGGCGTTGTCCAGGGCCACGGTCGTCTTGGTCGACTCGCGCACTTTGGCCTGCAGCGCCAGGCGCTCTTGCTTGGCCGCCTCCATCGCCCGCAGCAGCCAGTCGCTCGCGCGCTCGCCGTCCACCGGCACCAGCTCGGGATAGATGGTCGCCACCTCGGCCGCAGGGATCGGCGCCGCCAGGTCCAGCAGCGCCTGCCGCTTCTTTTCCTCGCTCATGCCGACAAAGGCCGCGATGTCGAATACCTGGGCCGATACGGGCACCTGGCGGTTGATCTCGGCCTGCACCTCGGCAACCCTGTCGCCCTTGCCGTTGAGGGTCGCCTTGTGCTTGGGCGACAGTTCGCGCCGGATGACTCCGGCGGCGCACTCGGCCGTGACCTGAGCGGTGCCGGGGCCAAAGCGCCGGTCTTTGCTGCGGGGACCGTGCAAAGCGAGTTCGACGGCGAGCAGGCGAGTCGACTTGCCGGCACCATTGCCGCCGCAAAAGCACGTGACGGCTTCTAGGGTTTCGCTGAACTGCCGGCCCTTGAGGTGGCCGGAGATGTGGTGGATGACGGTCATGGGTGCACCTCGCTCGCGCCGAGCGACAGCGCAATTTCCCGTCCCCACGCGACGAGCTGAGCGGCAGGCGCTTTCTCGATGTCGGTTGGGGACGGGAAGAAGAAGCCCGGCGCTTCCATGGCCTTGACGGCGGCCGCCGTGGTCGCCAAGGACTGGCGCAGGCGGCCCACACGGGCGTCGATGTCGGCGGAACTGGCGGGAGCGGCGGGCGCCTGGGCCACCACGGGCGGCGCGGAGGGCGGCGGTGGCGGCGGGGCCGCGGGCTGGGTCGGTGCCGCGCTAGGCGGTGGGGTCTTCGTGTACAGCAGGGCCATCGGGAACTCCGGTGTCAATGACGGCTGCGCCGGCCTCGATGGCCCGGCGGCGCAACCTGGTCGGGGAGACGCGCAGCACGACAGCCAGCGCCTCCAGATACCGGCCGACGTCCTGGGCATCAGGCGACGACTGCCGGCGTTCGAGCTGGGACAGGCGCACCTGGGACCAACCCAGGCGACCTGCCAGCAGCGACTGTTGAACGGCGTGGTACTGCCGCACCGCCGCCAGGCCGACCCACAGGGCCGCCTCGTTGGGCTCGGCCGGGGCGCGCTTGCCGACGGCGCCGGCGGCCCGGGCCGTGGCCTCGCTGGCCCCGGTGGCGTCGGCGATGGCGCGCGGAGAGTGGCCCCGTTCGGCCAGGCGCTTGACGGTGGCGGCGGTCTGCTTGGCCACTACGGCCTCGCTGCTGGACAGACGCACGTACAGGCTGGCGCGGCCGCCAAAGTCGAGAGCAGCGCGTAGTTCGTCGCAGAGGCCGTCGGGCAGGTCTTGCTCGTCGGTGGTCAGCGCGCCGGCCTTGCGCACGGTCAAGGTCTTGCCGTTGGGCCAGTGGGCCTGCAGCCGGCGTAGCACACGCTCGGCGATCAGCGGTTCAATGGGAGTGTAGCGAGGGCTCATGGCGAGGTGCTCCAGCGACCGACCGCCCAAAGGCCAATGCCGATCGCGTCGTAGACGTTGTGGGCCAGCGCCGAGTCTTTCCCGGCTCGCCCTGGCCACGAGATTGCCACGCTCTCTAAGTCTGACAATCTTTTAGTTACGCGGAGTTGACAGATAGTCTTATCTGTCGTCCCCTTCCATTGCCTGGGCATCACCCGGCTCGCCTCGGCCACCTCGAACACCACGCACAGGGCGCCACACACGCCCGCAAGCTCCAAAAGATCATTGGGATCTGCGCCTATCTTGCCGGCTCGGTGGCCAACTTGGTAGATTTGCTGCCCCTCAAGCACTAGCTGCCCGACTAGGCCATGCCGCGCTTTGACGTGCGCGTACAGCTCGGCTGCCATCGACCGCCACGCCTCGGGCCCTCCGCCCGTCTTGGTCGGGTTCTTGACCAGGCCCGCTCCGAGCAGCTGCCCGGTGGCATTGGAAAAGACCGACCACGAGCAGTGGCGTAGGCCGGGGTCGATGGCGCAGAGCAGCATAGGTACCTCGTTAGCGCCGTGGGCGGGATTCGAACCCGCGAAGGTCAAAGGCCTATCCGCCTTCGACCGACCTGGATAGAGGTTGCTCTGAGCCACTTGAGCTACCACGGCATGTCGCCCAGGTTGCGTACCGGGCCCCTCGCGCGGTTTCCCATGCCGCGGGAGGACGGGGAGCGGTCGAACCTAGGCCGCCTGCTGGCCACCCAGCTTGGCCTTGAACTCGGAATTCATGCGGTCGATCTCGGTCTGCGCGGCGGCGGCAGCGTCCGCCAGGCCAGGCATGTGCTTGACCAGCTTCCAGTTATAGCGCGTGACCGTGACTTCCTTGCCCACGTTCTTGCCATTGGCCGGCGTGTAGCTGTGGGAGTAGCCGCGGACGTTGACCACCGTGCCGACCAGGTCGGCGTGCAGCGGATCCTCTCCGTCGCACATCTGGCTGATCACGTCGCTGTCGATGGCGTTGGGGTCACCGCCGACCGCCCAGCGCGTCTTGCTCTCGACGACCTTGCCGGTGGTGGCCTTGGTCTCCTCGATCACCGGCGTACGGGTCGCGAGCGGCCCAAGGAGCGTCGCGGCGATGACCTTGCCATCTACTTGGCCGTAGTCGTCGCCCAGGTTCAGGATCGACTGCAGCTCGTCGCCCTCGCGGTGCGCCGATCCGTCGATCACGTTGTCGACCAGCCACTCGTAGATGAGGAACGGCTCGCCGCCACGGCCTTCCTTGAACTTGACGTTCTGCAGCACCAGGTCGTAGCGACCGATGCCGACGTTTTCGCGCTTGCTGAACTGGCCGTGACCGACCTCTTTGGTATCGAACGAACTGGGGATATTGAGCTTAGCCATCGTGTCTCCTTGCCTCTGGAAAGACCGGCACCTCGCCGGTACTGCACCTTGTACTCCCGGCGCCTTGCCAGTGTCAAGTGTTCTGCGTTTTAGATTTTCTCACTCGTCGACAATATCGGCGAACAGGATGCGCTGCGGATGGCCTAGCGAATCGCGCTGGTAGCGTGCCGACTGCAGCGCCGACTCCCATGAATTGCGCAGCGGCTCCAGATGTTGCAGCACGCGCACTTCGACCGTGTCGGCCTTCTGGCCCTGACGGTGGTGTCGGCCGATGCATTGCTCCCACGTCGTGCCCGAGCTGGGGCACTGGGCCACCAAGGCCTGGCTCCAGGCCTGCAGGTTCTTGCCCGTGCCGTGGGCCTGGATGCTGCAGCAAATGACCGGCGGCGGCGTCTGGCCCGCGTCGCAGCGCAGCGCCAGTTCGACCAGGCGCCCCGAGTCCTGCCCGCCTCCGAACACGGGCAGGCCCCGCTTGCGCAGAGCCGCCTCGAACTCAGTGCCCTCGTACCAAAGCACACACGGGGCCATGTCGTGGGCCTTGTCGATAGCGGCGTCGACCAAGTACTCCGACAGCCACACCGGCACCGTCGGCGGCTTGGGCCGGTCCTTGACCGCGCACCACCCAAGCCACGGAGCCCAGAGCTGCTGCACGCGGGTATCGCGCCGCTCTGCCGCCGCGGCGAGCAGGGCCGGCGAGTCGTAGCCGGTGACCGCCCTGCCCGTCAGAAACGCCCGTACGGCGCGGTTCCAGGCCTTGCGCGCGCCTATCCACTCGGCATCGGGCTCGTCGTTCGGCCACTTCCACCGCAGCCAGTAGCCGCTGCACAGCTGCCGGCGCTTGGCGGCCAGGGTCATGGCGTCGCTGATCTCTTCGTCGCCGAGCTGCCAGGTTGCTTCGAGCGCGGCGATAGCGTCGGTGACGACGGCCGGCGTGGTCACCTTGCGGTCAAGGTGCACGGTCAAGCTCGCGTCGCACTCCGCATTGGTGGTGGCCACCACGCCGGGGGCGGTCGACAGGCGCCGGCGGAACGCATCGCGTGAGTCGGGCACCTGCAGGTCGGCGACCTTGCCGCCGCCGCCGTTCTGGATCGCCCAGCGCACCAGGCGCCCCGCCACCCGCCGGCTCTCGTCGCTCGGCAGCGCTATCCGCGCGCCAGCCCGGGCCGCGGCATACCGCTCATCCTCGGACTGGGTGCCGAACACCACGTCCCAGACGCCGACCTCGGGCCAGTTCAGTGGAAGCGGAGACCCGTCGTGCAGCGCCAGCTTGGCCAGGTGCCAGTAGTCGTAGAGGCTTTTGGCGGTCATGGTGCCGGAGACCCCACAAAAGCACGTCTCGGGGTGCAGGCGGAAGAAGCGCAAGAAACGCTGTCCGCGCGTGGCCTTGACATTGCGCAGGTTGTGCGCCTCGTCGGCAACGACCAAGTCCGGCCGCAGGTCTTCGAGCAGGCCCGTGCTGCCCTTGGAGCTCAGTTTGTTGTAGCTGATGACCCGCAGCTGGCTTGGCGGAAGGATTCGCCAGTGCTTGCGCAGGGCCGTCAGATCAAGCTCGGTTTTCTTGAGCAGCGGCGCCGGTACGAGCAGCACCGCCAGCTTCGACCCCATCACGGTCGGCAGCAGCGCTGAGATGAGCGTCTTGCCGTGGCCCACACCGATCGGTCCGAGTAGGCCGTTCTGGACTTTGGCCCAATGCAGCGCCGCCGACTGTACGGGCTTGAGCCGGCCCGGCCAGGCGGTAGCGCCTGGCAGTAGTAGTTCGTCTGTCAGATCTGGCACCTGCAGCGCATCGACCACCGGCAGGCTCAGGATCCGCGCCATCTCGCCCTGTTTGGGCGGCGCGGCGTCGTCCGCCGGCAAGTCCTTCTTGGGCATCAGGATCTCAAGAAGCGTGCGCGGCGGGGTCGGTGGCGCGGGTGGCGCAGGGGTTACCGCGGGGGCGGCGGCGGCCGGTAGTGGTGCCGGTGCAGCGACGGCTCGCTTGATGGGGTTGTACAGCAGCATCAGAGCACCTTGGTATTGCGCGACACGAGCAGGATCGACCCAGGCGCACAGATGTCCGCAGCGACGACGCCTTCTGGCAGCGGGCCTACCGTTGCGGTGTAGGCTGCGGCTACATCCGGCGCTACAACGACCGTGAAGTGCGTCGCCTCGTAGGTGCGTGGGTCGAGTTGCTTCACTTCGGCACCTCGGCACCTGGCGCCATGAGCTCGTACTCGCAGTACACGTCGAAGTCGTCGCCGTGCCAGTGGTCGTCGTTCTCGCAGTCCTCGTCTGTGCACAGCTCCTGCACCTTGCACTGCGTGGCGACCTCGTAGACCTCGCCCCAGCAGATGCTCTTGACCTCGTCGCTCCAGCCGTCGTCAGCCATGCTGCGCTGCCACTCAAGCTCCTTTTCAGCGGCGACCTTGGCCTCAGCAGCCGTGGCATAGAGCGTGAATTCTTCGTCCGTCCTGCAGAACCAGCATTTGGCTTCCTTGGTGCTCATGCCACACCCCCAGCCAGGCGCGACGCGCGCAGGCACGCCGCTTCCGAGCAGTTGCGACCGTTGTGGAGCTGCATGGTGTCGCCGTCGAACCACACCAGGCCCAAAAGGTCGAGCGCGGCCACCAGCTGGTCAGACAGCCGGTTCCAGCCGGGCTCGCACGCCGTGATGCGCCGAACGGTCGGGCAGTAGTTGTGCGCCGGCCAGGTGGCGGAGTCGCTGATGCGGGCGCGCACAAGCTGGGCGGCGGCCTGGCGGTCGGCGGCAGTGGCCCGTGCGGCGGGCTCGAACAGCGCCATGGTGGCGGTCGAGCTCATGGCGCCACCTCGGCCGCCAGCACCGCCGCTTCGACCTCGGGGCTCAGCTGGAATGGGTAGACCTGGCCGCGGATCGGGATGTCTAGTTTTCCGGAGCCATCGCACGCGCGGCATGTGTGGCTTGAGGAAGCGTCGAACTTCAGACCGTGGCAGGTCTTGCACGTCGCCCATGTGCTGACCGGCCACGCCAGACGTCGCACGTCCGCCAGTACCCAGGCGACCGGACCGGTAAGCCACGGCGAATCGACTGCCCGCAGGCAATCGCCGTTCGTGAATCCGTCGACGACCTCCCAGTCGCGGCCAGGAATAGTGCCGCCAGGCCGTCGCTCTCCGGGGGTATGGCGGAACCAAGCAACCAGCCGCGCCGTCGCGATGATGCGGCCGGCGCTGGGAACGCGATCCGACGTATGCTCAAAGCCGTGTTGCGCCCAGAGATACAGGTCGTGGCGGTGGTCGTGAAACGGCTCGGTGCCGTCGCGCATCCAGGTCCAGTCGTCGCTGGCCTGACCGACATGAATCGCGATCCGCTCGCCCAGCAGGTGCGCGGGCGGTCGGCGGGTCCGGTTCTCGACGTTCTTGCCGTGGCGCGCGATGGCCTCGGCCCAGGGCTGCTTTACGGTCAAAGCGTACATGGCTTGCTCCAGTCCTGGCTGTGGTGGTAGTGGCGACGCTTGGGCAGGTGCCGCCATAGGTCGTTCGGATGCGTCTCAATGCGAGTCGGAATCGCGGCGCCGCTCCACTCGGTGTCGTAGATGTAGGCGATAACGACGCCGATCATGCTCGGACTCTCCGGCATGAGCAGCAGCACGTTTTCACCGTTGGCCGGCTGGGCCGAGTTCAGGCGATGCCATCCCTTGGTGGTCGGTTGTCCGCAAAACTTACAGGTCTTTGCCATAGTTACACTCCGTCGTCCGCCGGCGGGCCGCCTACCCAAACAACCCCACCTGCTCCACGTACGGCGGCAGCACCCGGATGCTCCCGTACTTGCGCGGCGCCGGGCCCGGCCGACCCGGATACGTCCGCCCCGGCAGCGTCCACACGAACCACGCGTACTCGCAGCCGTCGCTGCCGCCGCCGGTGAAGCTCGGCCGGTCGCTGAGCACGTACACGTCGGGCATCAGCTCGCGGTGCAGCTCCGAGCGCTTCTGCGACCCCAGCCAGTTCAGCCGCAGCAGAAACGCGGTGACGTAGGCCATGCGCTCGGCCATGATCCGCCGGATGAATTTCTCCGGCAGGTCGTCGCCGTAGGGCGGGTTGCCGATGCACAAGCCGAACGGCTCCGCCATCTCGCCGAACTCCCAGGTCAAGAAGTCGGCCTCGCAGAGATAGACGCCGGTGTGCAGGGCGTGGATGCCGGCAAAGCCACGGTCGCTTACATCGACGCCGGTCACCCGGTCACCGTCAATCCCAAGGCCCCGCACCACTTCGTGAATGATATTGCCGCCGCCGCACGACGGTTCGAGCACCGTGTCGGCCTCGCTCACGCCGTACTCGCCCCGCAAGATCGGCAGGATCGAGCGGATGGCCCCGGCCGGGGTGTAGTAAGCATCCTTGTCGATACGCTTTTTCGCCATGGCCAGGGCCTCCGCTACGAGCCGCTTGAAGGGTGGTGACCTCACGCGGCCAACTGGACGCCGCCCTTGCCGACGACGAACATGCCGGGCTTGTGCATCAGCGCCAGCGTCAGCCAGCCCTCCGCCGCGCTCGGCCGCAGCTTCCACTTGTCGGCGATGCGCCGCGCCAAGGTGGCCTTGCTCACGTGCCCGGCAGCGTGCACTTCGCTGCGCACTTCCTCTTGGACGAACGCGGCCAATTCATCGCGCGTCGGGTCGGCGACGAGCACCACGCGGGTCGGCGTGCCGGACTGCAGCTGCACCGTGAAGGCCTCGGGGTGCGTCTCGCAGTGCCGAACGACGTCTTCGGTGGTCGAGTCGATCGACTGGGCCACCATGTAGGCTGCGGCGTTGAAGGTCCGATCCCGCAGGTTGCCGACGATGCGCCGGTGCAATTCCGCAACCTCGGCCGCCTTGATCTCCGGGGTCTTACCGCTTCCCTTGGCGATCATGTTGGCGATGGCCGCTTGCTCGCACGGGTCGCAAACATAGCCCGAGAGCTTGCTGCCGTGCCACTCACCCTCGATGGGCTTGTTGCACGAGGTGCAGATCGGCGTCGCCACGGTGGGCTCGGACGCCGGCACCGGCGCCGGCTCGGGCTTGGGCACCGGCAGCTTGGCAATGGCCGACGGCTCGCACTTGAGCGTCACGACCTGGTTGAAGACGTTGCCGCTCATCTTGAACTGCTTGGGCCGCGCATCGAGCGCCATCCACAGCATGGACTCGACGTTGCCGCTGCGGGCGCGGCGGGTCACTTCAAACTGCAGGTCGTGAAACGGCAAGCTCTTCTTTTCGCGCTCGTCCAGCACGTGGGCCGCAATGCGCGCCAGATCGGTGCGTGCCGCTTCCAGGCGCTCGGCCTCGCTCGCCTCGTCGTCAAACATGGGCTGCAGCGCGAGGTTGACGAGCTTGACGCACATTCCGTCTTTGAACGTGCTAGTGTTTTCAGTCACTTCAAAGCGTTCATCGGCATCGGCCACCCGCAGCACGTCGGCGTTGGTGACACCAAGGTCTTGCGCAATTGCGAACGAGTACAAGGACGGCCACGCGATCAGCTTTTCAATCAGCATCTCCGCCGTAAGCACCTTGGCCACCGCCTTGGGCTCGATGACCACGCCGCCGTCGTCCGCGGTGACCCGCTTGGGCGGCGTGGCTTCGGGCATGGGTTCGGGCACGTAGTCGCCGTCGCCGTCGTCGTCGTCGTCGTCGTCGTCGTCTTCCTCATCGGCCAGCGGCGCGCCGGCGTGGTCGACGATCTCTTCGGTGCCGTCGTCGCGCCCCCGCTTGATGGTGACCGAGGCGATGTTGCCGTCGCCAAACTCGGCATTGGCCGCATCGAGCGCTTCTTGCGCGTTCTTGGCCCGGCCGACCGTTAGACCGAACGCATTCTTGACGATCTCAGCAGACCGCGGACTGGAGGCGCTCAGTAGCTCTTGCTCGGTCGCTGTCGTCGGCTCGCCCAGTTCCTCGTCTTCGGCGTGGCTGAGCGTCACGTGCAGCGGGTACAGTTCGCCAAGCACGGCCGCCAGGCGCCGACGATGCATCTGCTGCGTGCCGGGCGAGCCGGACAGGGCCTCGGCCACGTCGATGCTGAACTGGAACGTCAGGCGGTAAACCCAGGCTTTTTCGAAGTCTTCGTAACGGTCGATCACGTCGGCGCTCATCTTGACGACGCGCACTTGGCCCAGGTCGAGCGTCTCGTCCAAGTGCGACTCGGGCTTGAGCCAGTCCATCGGGAACAACTCTTGCTCCTTTTCGCTTTTCTGCGTCGCCACCTTCCACAGCCACAGCCGCGCCGCCGGCCACAGGTGCGGATGCTGCCGCAGGTCCCATTCCAGGACCGCGCCGGTGCCCTGGGCGTGCCGCAACGTATCCTCGCTAATCCACGGCGGACGGCGGGTCACGTCCACAAACAGCTCAAAGATCCCTTTTTTCTTCCAGGCGTATCCGTGTCCGCCTACTCGTGTTTCCCAACGTGGCATAGCTGCTCTCCTTGGTGCCGGCGCGCCGGCGTGTGGCCGCCTAGCGGCGCCAGTCCTTGTGGGCAAAATGGCCGGGGCCGATCTGTTGCAGGTGGCCGCTCGTGACCAGACGCCGCAGGTAGACCTTGATCGAACTCTCGGACAGGCCCAGATGCGCCACCTCGCGCAAGATGGTCGCGAGCGCCACCCGGCCGTTGGGCACCGTGCACACCTTGCCGATCGCGGCCGTGAAGGTCAGCGGCGGACTGGCCTTGAACGGCGGCGCCAGCGTGGGCTTGATGCGCGGCACCGGCGGCGAGTACGGCAGCGGCTCGGGCGGCAGGCGCGCCGGAGCGGGCGCTGCATCGATCTCGGCCTGCAGCGTGGCCGGAGACACAAGCGGCTTTTGAAGCCACGGTCCTATAGGCAAAGCTGGCAACGCCGGCTCCATTTCCACCGCCGTCTCGGGCTCGGGCTCCGCGGGCTGGGGCACTTCCTCATTGGCCAGGTAGCACTTGGCACACGAGTCGCCGGTCTCCGAATCGACCACGCCGCTCTCGCCGATGGGCGCGCTGCAGCCGTGGCAGCTGCGCATCTCCCGCTCGGTCTTGTCCGCCTCGGCCACGGCCTGGCGGTGCGTGGCCATGCCGAGTTCAAGCAGCGCTTCGACCTGCAGCCGCTTCTTGTCAAAGACCGTCTTGGCATCGTCCTCGGCCGCTTCGGCAGTCAGCAGCGCGCGCCACATCCAGTTCTTCTTGCGGCACGCTTCGTTCCACTTGCGCTCCAGCGCGGCGAGTTCGTGCAGCTCGTGCATGGCGCTGAAACGGTCTTGCAGTTGTTCCTCGGTCATGGCCTCGTCCCCCTCGGCATCGTTGTGGTGGCCTACTTCCAGCCCCGAATCACGCGGCCCGCGTGCGGGTACAGCACTTCGAGCGCCGCGCGCTGCAGTTCGTCGCTCGTGTCGACCACGACCGTCGCGCCAGTCGGCGGCAGGTTGACCGCTAGCATCGCCAGCACATCGGCCTTGGCCTCGCCAAACTTGACCTGGCTGTGGTGGTCGACCCCGCGCTTGTTGCACACGTACGCCGTCATCTCGGCCAGGTGCTGGTCGAGCGACACCAGGCCCACCGGCAACTGCCCGGCCCGCGGAAGGTCGCTGCAGTTGATCAGCAGCGCGAATCCGGCTACTTCGCCGGTCTCGGGGTCGTGCGACGCCGGCGAAGTAGCCGGCGGCCGCTCGGTGGCCTGCGGCGGTGGCTGCTGGGCCACCACGGGGGCACTGGCGGGCGGTTGGGCCGGGGTAGGCGCGTTCGCCGGGGTCGCAGCCGGGGCGGCCGTCTTACCGTAACTCATCAGGGCCATGGGTTTCTCCAGGACCGGCGGTGTGCCGATCGTGCGCATCGTCCAGGCGCCGCAGCGGTTCTTGTACGGGCACCCGCCGTACGCGCTGCAGGCCTCGCCGGTCACGTCGGCCGGCACCTCTTCGGCACGCTCCGCTTGAGCGTGGCCGAGCATCTTTTCGACCTCGCGGACCACGTGGGCCAGCCACACCGTCCGCACCTGGTCGCGCTCCATCCGCACCGCCACCGGCCGTACCGTGCTGTCGCGCTCGCAGATGTTGTTGTGGATGAAATACACGACGTTACCGCCAGTCCGCTCCATCGCCGCCCAGGCGTAGGCATTGGCCTGCCAGTCGGCGACTAGCGCGTCGGCATCGAGCGCCAGGTCCATGCTGCCGCGGGTCTTGTGATCGATGATCACCGGCACCATCGCGCCTAGGCCGTCCGCGTCGGTCTCCCACAAGACCAAGTCGGCCGTGCCGTGGTAGGTCACGGGCTTGCCGGCGACCTCAATGGCCGTCGTCCAATGCCACTCGACATCGCCCTTCCAGTCCTTGCCGGCGGCCGTGCCCGCTCCGATGTAGTGCCCCAGCACGTTGTTGTCGCAGAGGCGCTGCAGGCCCTGGACGAGCAGCTTGCCCGCCTTGCTCACCGGCGCCGTGCCCGCCTGCAGCCAGCGCTCCACGTCGGCGTGGCCGATGGTCCCCTTCTGGGCCGCCGTCGAAGTACGCGTCGCCACGTCCACCACGGCCCGGTAGTACCAGGACCGCGGGCACGCCGCGTGCGCCTTGACGTCGCTCGTGCGGGTGGTCAGCGCAGCCATTGGATCACCCGGTCCCCGACCATCGGTAGCAGCGCCAGGCCCAGCAAGCACCCGCCCACCACGTACGCGAGCGCCTGCTCAAGCACGTAGAACGGCCCGTCTGGGCCGGGGTCGATGGGGTCGTGGGGTACGGGCTCGCTCATGTTCTGCATGGTATTCCTCCGCGATCTTCATTGTCAACAGCTTTACGTTTTATATTTTCCAAAGTCATACGGGCCGAAGCCCGCGGCGAGCGAGGTGGGCGCCCCGCTCGCCGCGGCGGTCGCTACGGCATGTCCACTTGTGGCGTCTCGTCCATGTAGCCGCTGAAGATGCCGTCGTCGTCCAGGATCTCGGTGGCCTCTAGCCCGAAGGGCACACCCACCGCGGCGCAGCGACCCATAGCGCGCTGCAACTGGGCGACGAGTACTTCGCGTTGGCAGCAGCGGGCCGCGTCCATGCACTGCCCAACGAACTCGTTCATCGTTGGCTGGATCCGTCCGGGCCAGATCCCGATATCGCCGCGCGGCGCCGAAAGGCCATCGGCATTGAGACGTTGCCAACCGATGAGCACGTCGGCGACCGCTCCGATGTGGCGGTAGAGCCAGTCGGTCAAGCCGGCCTCGACCAGCGCCAGAACTTGATCACGGCTGTAGCCGCGCACGGCCGACAAGCGCAACTCCTCGGCAGCATGGGCTAAAGTCAGGCCGTCGGCGTAGCGCAGCAGCCCGAGGCCCACTCCCAGATCGGCCAGATCGAGGGGTTCGAGGTGGCTCAGAAACTTTTCTAGATCGTCCTTTCGCATGGTTACACACTCCTGTCCGCTGAAACCTCTGGACGGAAGCGCCGGGGATCGCAACCCTGACGGGGCCCTGGAAAGCCTCTGTCTGGGTTGCGATTCCCAAGCACTCCGGCGAGTTCCCCCGGTGGCCGGCCCCGTGCCGGTCATCGGGGGGAGAGGGCTCGCTACCTCCCCCTCTTGGTCGCCGCCTTCTTCTTGGCGGACGTCTTGGGCGGCGGCAGACCGTAGTCCGCCTCCAGTACCGGCTTGGCCAGCACCATCAGTTCGGCGATGGTGCTTTCGCGTTCGCTGATAAGGCGAACGCGAACACGGTCTTGTCCACGGGCCTGGGCCAGCACAATGGCGGCCAGGGCCAGCTCGGCCAGCGCCTGGCGCATCCGCGGCGTATCGGGCCCGTAGGTATCGAGACACCAGCGCGCCATGCGCTGGAACATCTTGAAGTCGTCGATGGCGGCCTTGCGCAGCCGCATATGGGTCACGGGGTCGTTGTAAATCAGCACGGCAGACTCCTTACGTTCTGGCGCATCCACGCCAGCCACGGGTTGAGGGTGTCCGCCGATTGTGCGTGCCAAACCCACGAGCGCCAGTTTCCGGTCGGGATGTCTTCGGGCATCACCAGCCCCGTCATGGTGACCCTAGCGGCCTGCTTGCACAGCCACACCGCGTCGTCGTGGTCGCGCCGCGCCATCTGCTCCGCCACCGAGCGGAACAGCCGACCGTCCGCCGGCGCCGCCGCCCAGGCCACGTCGCTCGGCCAGGTCTTGCCCAGGGCCTGCCACATCTCAGCCGCCTGCGGATGCCCGTCGCGTAGCCACATCGCAAGCGCATCAACGACTTCATCGTCGGGCCACGGCGGCTCGGGCTTGGGGCTACCAAGTGGGAGTGCGGGGGATGCGGGGGATAGCGGGGGATGTTTGTAGTCCTCTTGGACGTAGTTTTCTGAAGAAGACTGATCAGGTCCAAGTAACACCGATGATCCCCCGCAATCCCCCGCATCCCCCGCAATCGTGACGATGCGGATGCGCCACAAGGCGACCTTGTTGCGGTCCTTGGTATCGGAAAGTAGCTGGAATCCTCCAAAGATACGGGCCTTCAAGCGCCGGAACAGCTTGCCCAAACGGTCCATGTCGATATCGTCGCGGCCCTTGGTCGGGGCCAGCTCCAGCAGCGCTGACCACAGGTCGTGGCAGTGCGCCTCATTCTTGGCCTGGCGGATGTCGGCGACGGCGTCGGCGAGGCGCAGGGCCTTGTCGCCAAACACCGATCGCCAGCCTTCCAGCATCGCCTCGATGGGGCCGCGCTGCTCGGCGGCGGCGGCCTTGACCTCTTCGCGGCAGAGGTTGGGGTCCGGCCAGCCGGTCCAGACCAGCAGCTGGCGGATGAGGTTCGACCAGGCGTAGTAGCTGCCATAGGGCGGAAGAGCCGCCTGCGGCCGGCCGGCCAAGAAGAAGGCTTTGGCCGCCGTCAGGATCGCCGAGACGATCTCGCCGCGGTGCTCGGTCGCCCAGCGCTCCAGGTCGGGGTTGCGGAAGTCGGTGCGGTCTTCGGGCGACTCGATCTGCGGCTCCAGACGGATCTGGATCGTACGGCGGTGCATGTCGCCGGCGATGGCCGGGTTCTGGCCGGCGGCGAACCAGACCCAGCGCACGGGCGTCGTGACGATGGTCTGGGTGTGGTAGGCGCGGTCTGACCAGGTCCAGACCGTCAGCGCCGACTGCAGCGTGGGACCACCAATCGAGCTGACCTCGTCGTACAGGATGGCGCGCGAGCCCGACAGCGCAGCCGAAGTCACGGCAGTCTTGAAGGAATCCTCGCGCTCGCACGGAGTCAGAAGCGTTGCGGGGCGGCCCGTCGCCACCGCGGCGCACACGTGGGCGATCAAACCCTTGCCGGCGCCAGGCGTCGAGGCCGACAGCAGGAAGAGCGGCACGGGCCCGGCAATGGCGGGGCGCAGCACCACCGTCAGCAGCGCGGCCATAGCCGCCGAGCGGTGGTACTCGGCCGGAAAGGGGAAGTCGCTGAATAGCTCGGTCGCCACAAAGCGCAACGCGTCCTGAGCTTCTTGCAGTCCGGGCGTGTCGGCGATCTGGTACTCGGTACCGTCGGATAGGTACAGCAGGCCCGTCAGGTCGTCGTAGCCAGGCGCACTCAGCACAGTGCCGTCCAGGCGGATGGTCGGCGCTTCAACGATGCCTTCGAGCGGGCGAAACGGCCACAGCGGCCGAGCGGCCAGGACCTGAGCGACGATCTCGGGTACGCCGGTCGGGACTTCCCGCCAGCCGTCGTCGTCCTTTTGCATCTTGACCCAGCGGGCCGAGCGGGACAGCAGCTCGCGCAGCCGCGGGATCGGGATGCCGATGATGACCGGCTCGGTCGGCGGCCGCAGCAGGTGCTTGACCTTCTTGCCGCCGTCCTGGCGGACCTGCACCAAGAAGTTGCCGCGCTGGTACAGCTCGGGCTCGCCCTTGAGCGCCTCGGCCGCCTCGTCCACCATCCGTGGTAGCTCCGCCATGTTGACGCGGATGGTCGGGATCTCGGCCTGGCCTTCGAGGCGCTGGACGCTCGACAGGACCGTGCCGGTCGAAGTCATGCGGGCGCCGGCAGGTACCGCTAGCTTGGCGCCACGGGGCCCGCGCGCGGTCTTAGCCGCGGACTTGGTGGTGCGGACCAATTCATCGTGATCAATGGGCGGTCGGTTCTTAGCGTTCCATTCGGACAAGAGGCCGATCGCCGTGTCCACGTCCACGTCGAAGTCATGGCAGACGACGCAGGCGGCGGCGTGCAGCGCACGGTTGCGCTCGCCCTCCCCCGCGCCGGGCTTGGCCGCCAGGTAGGCCCGGGCCCGCTCGGACGGGGCCGGTCGATTATGGTCAACTTGCGGCCCGCCGGACGGCTGGATCTCGCGATCTCCAACGGCGATTTTGAAGCCGCCGGGCCGCGGCTGGTAGAGACGACTGATAATCGGCACGTCCGCTTTATCCGGCACCGGCGCCAAGATCCGCTTGGAAAGTTCTTGACGTGCCGGCGGTTCGGGCGCAGAATCCGACATAATACCTATTATCAACGCCTCAGAACTATTACCGCTTTTTCTGAGATCGCTGGATGGGAAGGCAGGTAGGGATTGCAGGGCTTTTTCCCAGTCGCCAACCTCTACATACAGGGCACCGGTCGGATGCACCGACGGCGGGGCGACCAGGTATCCGCCGTCGCCGCGGATGTCGATCTTGCGGCCGGCGACGACGCCCACGCCGTTGGCCACGGGGATGCCAGGGTGCTTGTAGTACCAGTGCTCGCCGCGGCCCGAGCGGCAGACCATCGGTGTCGGCGGCAGCGTCTCATGGGCCCAGGCTACGGCCTCGGCGTTGTCCAGGTCGATGCCGACCACGCCCGAGACGGCACCGGTGACGATTGCCACGCCGGCCTCTGGCCACCGATGCCACCACGCCTCCAGTTCCGCCTCGGTCGCGCGACGCTGCTGGTATTCCTTCCACGCCGGCAGCGCGGGGCGCTTGGCCTCGCCCTTGGGGTCGGGTTCGGGACGCGGACGCAGCGGTATGACCGAAAGGCCCATGGCGGCGTAGCGTTTGGCGTTTGGCAGGGTACTCATCGGCGGACCTCGGGCTGCTGCTGCGGTTGGCGCAATTCCTCGGTGTCGCCCTTGGCAGCTTTCCCCTTGCTCAGCCGGAAGCCCTTTTCCTTGGGCGACCAGGCTTCGAGCATGGCGATGAGGTCGGCTCGGTCGATCAAGACCTTGTCGGCGGACCGCAGCCGCCTGGCCTGCAGCGTGCCCTCGTTCATGAAGCGGTACAGCGTGCGCTTGTCGACGCGCAGCTCGGCAGCGGCTTCATCGATGGTGAGTAGGTTGAGCGGCTTGTTCGGGTCCATTTGCTTCCTCTTGCTTGCTTACGGTTCCTAAAGGCTACTATTGCGCCGTTTAGATCGACCGTCAAGCCCCTACCGCAAAAACTTGCACGCGCTGTTCGGCGATCCACACTTGCCGTGCCGGTACACCATCGTTCGGCTAGGTAACGGAGCGTGTTGCATGAGCTTTCCCCCGCTCGTCCGCCGTCGCTTACGGCGCTATGCCGAAGAGGCCCTTCGCGACGACACTGATCAGGCGTGGGCAGCGTTGATCTTCGCGGCGTTCAAGTATGGGAAACGCGTAAAGATCTTTGACCCGGTTGGCTGCATCGCTTGCCGTAACCGTCGCATTGCCGATTCGGTATGGCTGCAGGCCCTCGACGCAGGCACCGATGCGACGGCCGTGCTGCAGGCGCTGCGGCAGATGCACCGGTTACCCGATGCCGAGGAATGGTTGGAGCTGGTCATCAGCTATACCGGCAGCCCTGTCGAGGCGATTGAGACTGCTGCGGTTGAGCAGCTCGGCCGCTGGGTCGACCGCAGCGTGGCGACCAATCGCCTCAGCTTCTTGGCCCAGTTCGCTAAGTTCCCATCGGTGCGCTTTCGGGCTAAGCAGCTGCTCGTCGCAAGCGGAAGGGGCAGCGCTGTGCTTGACTGGCTTGTCCGCAACACACCGACGCTGCTGCGGTACATGCCGCAACCTGGTATGCCAGAGCCCAAGGACTACGACGCGTGGCTGGCCACCCTGCCGCGCTACCCGATCCACAAGGCACCGGCGCGGCCGACCATGAGTGAACTGCGGCATCAGCTGGCCGAGGTTGACGACCAGGTCATCCGTGGCCGCGCAGAGGCCTTTGGCGCGTAGGGTCCGCTGCGTCGTGCGCACTGTTGCGCGGTCGATACGTGCGCAACCCTGCGAACATGGGCGAGGCGACCAAAAGCAAGACGGCAGACTGGGAAGCGATCGAGCGGGACTATACCGAGGGCAAGTTGTCGGTGCGCGAGATCTCGCGGCGGCACAACGTCCCTGAAAGCTCGGTGCGGTCGCGGGCCAAGAACGATAAGTGGTCAAGACTACTCGATGACAAAGTTTTGCGTGCGGCGAAAATTGCCGCGAGCTCGATCGACCCCAGGACCGGCCTACGCACCGCGCACGCCGAAGTCGAGGTGGTAGCCTCAGCGGCCGAGCGGACGGCGCAGATCATTGTGAGCCACAGGGCTGACCTGGCCGAGCTGCGCAAGCTCGAAGCCCGTCTCATCCGCCAGACGGCAACCGACACGGGCCTGGCGACGACCGACCGGGCCCGGGTGGTCAAGCAGCTCGGCGATGTGCGGTGCAAGCGGATCCTTGTTGAGCGGCAGGCCTGGGGCCTGGCGGAGCATCAGGGCGAGACCGATGTCGAGGCGATGCTGCGGGACGAGCTGGAGCGCCTGGACGCCGGCACCGTGGCCCAGATGCGGGCGCTGATCAAAGATGCTCGCTGACCTGCTCGAACAGCTGCCCAGGGCGCGGCTGCTGCGGATGCTGGACGACGCGAGCCGGCGCAACGACCTGCTGCAATTCGTTCAGGACACCACGCCGGGCTACAAGGCTGGCTGGGTTCATGCGCTGCTGTGCCGGCGCTTGCAGCAGTTCAGCGCCGACGTAGCGGCAGGCAAGGGCCCGCGCCTTATGGTCTTTATGCCGCCGCGGTCAGGCAAAAGCCAGATCGTGAGCCGGCGATTCCCGGTCTGGCACCTGGGCCACTACCCCGACCACGAGATCATGCTGGCCACGTACGGCCAGGACCTGAGCAACGACCTGAGCCGCGATGCGCTCGAATGCGTCAAGGCGCCGCCGACCAAGGCGAGCTTCCGCAACCTGGGCCTGAGCCAGCGGCGCGAATCGGTTGAGCAGTGGAAGACGACGCGCGGCGGCGGCCTTAGCGCCAGCGGCGTCGGCGGGCCGATGACCGGTCGCGGCGCGCACGTGCTGCTGATCGACGACCCGGTCAAGGGCATCGAAGAGGCTGACAGCCCCGAGTACCGGCGTAAGCAAAAAGACTGGTACCGCGCCAATGCCTACACGCGCTTGGCCCCTGGCGGCGGTGTGCTGCTGACCATGACCCGCTGGCATCAAGACGACCTGGCCGGCTGGCTGCAGGACGAGGCGACCAAGGACGGTGACCAGTGGGACGTACTGAAGTTCCCGGCCATTGCGACGCACGACGAGTGGGACGGCGGACAGTTGTTGCGCCTGGCCGGCGAGGCCCTGCACCCCGAGCGCTACCCGCTGGCCCAGCTGCAGCAGCAAGAGCGGACGCTGGGCCCGTACCTGTGGCAGGCCCTGTTCGGCCAAGAGCCGAGCCCGCCCGACGGCCAGGTGATCCTGCGGGCCTGGCTCGAGCACGAGTATGCTGCGTTGCCCGAGCGCAAGCTGGTCACGCGGGTCATGTCCATCGACACGGCGATCAAAGAGGCCGAGATCAACGACCCGGCCGGCCTGGCGGTCTACGACCATCTCAAGCCCAAGACCTACGTGGTCGACCTGTGGACGGGGCGCCTGGACTTGCCCGGCCTTGAGGCCCACGTGGTGGCCCAGGTCGAGCGGCACCGGCCCGACGTGCTGCTGATCGAAGACAAGGGCAACGGCACCGAGTTGATCAAGGCGATCAAGCGGCGCAACCTGCCCGTGGGCAAGATCGTGGCCGTGTTGCCCAACGCCAACAAGAAGCTGCGCATGATCGCCGAGACCGGAGCGATGGCCGCCGGCGACTTCCTCTTGCCCAAAGTGGCGCCGTGGAAGGCCGAATACAAGCGCAAGTTGCTGGCGTTTCCCAAGGTCGACCATGACGAAGAGGTCGACGTAACGAGTCAAGCGATGGCCTGGCTGCGGCAGGGAGCTGGCCTCGGCGGACTGTTTAGCTGGAAGTAAGCACTTCAGGATGGGCACATGAGCGACAACGACCAACTGCAAAGAGTCTCCCAGGCGCTGCTGCGGCAGGACGGATGGGAAAACCTGTTCACCCAGCTGGGCATCAAGAACTCGGACAGCCGGGTGCACGGCGAGTTCAAGCGTCGGGCGTTGAAGCTCAGCGACGAGGAACTGCTGGCCCTGTTCGAGAGCAACTGGGCGATCGAGCGGTTCTGCACGGCCCCGGCCGAGGATATGGTCAAGGCCTGGTACGAGGTCGAGGTCGCCAAGGACGACGACAAGGCCGAAGACGACATCGAGGAAAAGCTGGAGTCTGAGCATAAGCGGCTCAACTGCAAGGTGCTGTTTCAAGACGCGCTCATGTGGGCCCGGGTGTTCGGAGGAGCGGCATTGCTCATCGGCGCCGACGACGGCCAGGAACTCGACCAGCCGCTGAACGTCAACGCCATCAAGGCAGTGCGCTATCTGCACTTGTTCGACCGGCGCTACGTCAAGCCGCACGAGTGGGAAGACGACCCGAACTCTCCGGCCTTTGGCTACCCGCGGTCGTACCTGATCATGCCGCCATGGGGTGGCTCGCAGACCGTCTGGCACCACAGCCGGGTGCTGCGGTTCGAGGGCCGCCAGGTGACCCAGGACCGGCGCCGCGAGCTGCAGAGCTGGGGCCTGAGCTGCATCGAATCGGTCTACGACACCGAGCGCAACTATGGCCTAGTGCTGGACGGCGCGGCGTCGGCCGGCCAGGCGTTCGTGCAGGGTGTGCTCAAGATCAAGGACTTGGCGCTGCTGCTGTCGGGCAAGCGGGAAGATGAGATCCTGGCCCGGTTCTTGGCGTTCAAGATGGGCCTGAGCATGTCCGGCCTAGCCATGATCGACGCGGACGCCGAGGAATACACCCGCATGGGCACGCCGATCACCGGCCTGCCGGAGCTGCTGGACCGGATGCAACTGGAGCGCAGCGGCGCGCTGCGGATGCCGCAATCCCGGCTCTATGGCAACCAGCAGGGCAAGCTGGCCGGTGCCACCGAAGACACCAAGACATGGGACGCGTTCATCGAAGGCCTGCAGGAACGGCACGTCACGCCGCCGCTGCATTACCTGACCAAGCTGCTTTTCTTGGCCAAGGAGGGCCCGTTCGGCGCCGAGCCCGACAACTGGAAGCTCGAAGCCTGCGAACTGAGCCCGCGCGACGAGGCGGCCGAGACGGACATGGGCTACAAGCAGGCCCAGACGGCCGACATCTACTACAAGGCCGGGGCACTCGAACCGTCGGAGATGCGCACGGGGATTGAGGGTTTCAAGCTGAACAAGGACATCAGCAAGAAGATCGAGGAGGCCGACCTTGCAGCCGCGAACACCCCGGCCAACCCGACCAAGCCGCCCGTCCCGCCCCAGCCGAGCAACCCGGCCGGAGCGCCTGGGCCGCAGCCAGCCAATCCCGAGCCCGGCCAGCCCCAGCCTCAACCCTGAGCAGTTCAACGCACGGCGTCTAGCCGAGCTGGCCCAGATGCCGCCGGTCCGCCTGCCGCGAGTCGCGGCGCCGCTGGCCATTGAGGCGTGGTATGCGCTGCAGCTGGAGCGGGTAGCAACGGCCGTGGCCAAGCTGGTCGACGAGCTGCTGCTGCCGGTGCTCCGCGACCT